GCCGAATGTCCAGGAGGAATTGGAGCGAGGGTAGTACAAGGTCGTGTAGAACAGACCCGCATCCGCACCGTCGGCCCAGCGGCCACCACGAATCGGGAAACGCTCGGCGTTGCCGTTGTTAAACCAGAAGTAGTCGCCCTCGTAGTCAAATGTGGTGCTGTCCGGCAGCATAGCCAGCGCATACAAAATCGCTTTTGCCTTGTCGCAAACATTGGTATCTGCGGTCACGCTTGCGAAGCTGCAGCCTCGTCCCTCGTCTTTCTTGTCGGACAGTGTGCCGGTAATCCATTTACCCTTGCTGCTTACCATATCCAGTTTGAGAGAGTTGGTCGTTGTGCCGCTGCCGTCCGGGGCAATCAGTGCGCCGGTAGTTCCGTCGATTGCTTTCCATGCTGCGGAGCTGGCCGCCTTGCTGTTGGAGCTGTCTGCTGCGTTGTTGTTCTCAAGCACCTGCAGCTCACCGTAAACAAGTCTCATGCCGTCGCTCCACTCCCACACGTTGCCGTTGAGGTCGTAAATTCCGTCGAGCTGCTTGTTGTGGGAATACTCCACCGGGCCAGTGCCGGTAAGGATAGTAGCGGTTCTGCCGTCGCTCTCATACTTGGCCGGTACGCCTTTCTTCATGGTCTCTCTGGTGTCCTTACCGTAGTTGTTATTACCCCAAGGCATCCAGCCGTTTTTCTTGCACCATAAAGCAAGTGCGCCCCATTCCATAGCGGACATCATGTGCCAGCCTGCACCTTTGTCCTCACAGTATTTACGGGCGGTGTCTGCCGTGATACTTACTTTCGGGTCTTCACCCGGCAGCGAGTAGGCTCTGTTGTTGTATGCGACGTTCTGGTACTTGGAAATGTAAATGCCGTCCTTTTCAACTCCATTGACAATAAAAGCCGGGTGAGTGCTGTCCCCGGCTCCGTCGATAACATCTGACATCTTAAATTTCGGAATGTAAACCATGACAGACGGCAGCCCTTTGTCGTCTGTCAGAATTTTGTTCGTAGGGAATGCAGAAGCGAGCGCAAGGCTCGATAAATCAAAATTACTCATTGTCTCTTTTCCTCCTTATGCCTCGTAATTTACCAACGCCCAAAGTGTGAGCGTAACCTTTTCCATATCCAGCGGTAACGGCTCCGGCTGCGGAGCGTCGGTTGTACCCGCCTGCTCTCCACCCTCCTCGACGGTTGCTGTCTCCTCTGTTGCCTCCGGATTCTTGTATTCCCTTGCCGGAATGTCAATCTGCGCAACATAGTAGTTGCCACTCTCTGCGCCGGTTACAAGAACGCCGTCCCCGTCGGTGAGAATGTCGATGTGTACCGGCCAGTCCTCCTGTCTCTTTGCAAGGTTGATTGTGAGGTCGTCGTCAAAGCAAATCTTTGTCTTGCTCACTTCATAAGGGATTTTTGAACCCTCGTTAATCTCAATTACTTTCATGCGATAATTCCTCCTCTGATTTTCAGTTTTACGGTTACGGTCTTTGCGCTGCCGGTGAACGCCATAGAGAAGCCATTGAGAGCCTTGCTGCCTACAACAATTTCTCCAACGTTGCCGTCAGAGCTGCTTACCTCATATTCCACCGTGTAGTTTTTGGTCTTGCGGTTCGCCTTGAGGCTCACACTCTTGCTGCTGCTGTTGAACGGGTATCTCGCCCCATTTGTCAGTGTTACGGTCTGCTCCTCCGGCGTAACCTCTGCCAGAATATCCGCTGCCAGCTCGTCGATGTCTGCCTCGCTGTCCGTTGTGCGGCTCTCAATCTGTCTGAGTGCCATAATAAAAATCTTCACGGCGAGGTCATGGTCGGTCAGCCCCATTTCCATGTTGTTGAAGTTGGCCGCACTCATGTTCGTTCCCTGCTGGATAACTTTGCCCGCCGGTGTGAGTGTCACCGTTCCGTCGCTGTTGGTCTGCATTTTGAATGTGCGGTCTGGTGTCACTGCATGGTCGAGCCACTGTAAATTGCTATACATCTGTTCTTCACCTCCTTACTGTGTGCTGGTAATCTCGTAGAGTGGAAACTCCCAAAGGGTGATAACACCCTGCGTATCAAGTTTCGTGATACTCTCCGAAATCTGCCCGGCTACGTCTCCGCCCGTGTCAATCAGCCTTACGCTGGTTACAACAAGGGCTTTGCTGTCTGTTGTCTGGCTTGTGATTTTCAGCGTGTCGCCCTCAATGGTCTTATTGGTAATCATTGCGTCATACCAGACCCCTCCGGCGTAATACTGGATTTTCACAATCCTCTTGAGCCAGTCCTGTCGAACTTTGTTCAAGAAAACATCTGTCCAAAATGCCATTGCGCTTCCTCCTTACTGCGATGTGTAAATAGTCCCACACGGGATATAATCAACGCCGCAGGAGGTCACTGCTGCCTCTGTTGCGGCGTTAATTGCGTCATTGTGTGCAAGGGTGGAAATGTTCGGCGTAGTTCCTGCCTCCGGCGTTACGCCGCCCTCGCTGCTGTTCTTATAGGTCATAACTGCATTGGTGGCTCCGGGTGCTGTGACCGTCTCAATGCCATGTGCAGAAGCAACCAGAACCGGCTCCGGCTTTGTTCCGCAAAACTCATAGGAACACGGGTAGTGCGTCCTGCGCTTCCCAATGCAAATAGGAAAACGGTATGTGACCGCCGCCCTCCACTTGATATGGGCCGGTATTTTCTTCGAGAGAAGCAGGTTGATGTCACTCATGTAGAGCGTCGGTTCCTTGCCTCTCTGGAAATTGAGGTAGAGCATATTGTTTCCGGCCTCGTCGAATGGTTCAAATTTGCACTCAACCTCTGCGCCGGTGTAGCTCTGTATCATTTCCTTGAGCATGGTGGCGGAGACTTTTCCGAAGCCAATAAAATAAGACTTAACGAGCCTCCTGCGCTCCTCAAGCGTCCTACTCTTGTTAAGTCTTATATCAAGAAAATCTTCCAGTTTTTTGATCGTCTCCTCGTCGGCGTACTCGATAAAACAGTTGAGGTACGTCTGCTCGATGTCTCCCTCCATTCGGTCAATTACCCTGCCGTTTGCCTTTAGGATTTCCACCATTTCGTACACATCCCGGTAAAATCGAGGGTAGTAGGTTATCAGCTCCTCGAAGTTGTTCTCGAACTGCTTCTCATAGAACCTCATTCAATAACCACCTCCCCAACGATAGGTACGTCGTCCTCTCCGGGAATGATATTGTGTGCGCTGCCGTTCAGCTTCAAATCGCTGTAATCAAGCAGAGTGGTAAGGCTGCTCAAAATAGCTCCGATATTGGAAACACGCACAACAATGTCCGCCGCCTCCGTGGTCTTTAATACCAGCTCTTTGAAATACTCCGCAATGGCCGTTGTTGCCTCCTGCCGTACTGCGTCTTTCGTTGCTCCGCTGGCAATCTCCGCCGAAAATGAAATTGAAACAGTAAGAGGCGTGGCCGCTGCTGCCGTGAAATGCGCTCCGAGGTTTGCAACACCCTCTCCCAGCCCGTCGCCCACAACATAGCTTTTCCCGTCAACAACTGCCGTGTAGCCCATTGCCGCCGGGTCGATGTAGTGCTGAACCTCCGCCACCTTTGCATTTCCACACGGCTTCCCGGTGGTATCAATCAGAACACCCTTGACCGTGTTCGGCCCGTTCCATAGCGGAAATATTCTCGCCCTGCCGACACCCTCCCGGCTCTCGCACCATGTCTTGTAATGCTGTTTATTGCCGTTCTCTGCCGGGCCTGCGATTTTCTCCTGCACACGGCTTCTGAGGCTTTCGTCGTCCTCACTGTCGCTGCCTCGCTCGTAAATCTCTCCAAACGTTGCAGCCTCAAGCCCCTCAATGCTGTTGACCGGGACTGCCGGGGTTCCGCTGTAAATCTCGTTGCCGTCCTCTCCGACGTTCTCTGCCTCAAGGTAGAGCACGCTCGCTTCTGTGTCCTCTCTCAGAACGAAATATTTGCCGTCGCTGTAAAATCTCTCTCCTAACTCCGGCTGCGTTCCCTCGAATGATACCCTGTACTTTGCTTTCGTGGCCGCCAGTCTCGTAACGCCGTATTCACCGGCCTTTACGTCCAATGCGTCCCCGACTGCCGTTGAAACGCTCGTCATTTCAACAATGAGGTCAAGGTCGGTGTAGAGCTTTGCGATTTTCATTACCGGCCCGGAAACTGCGTCGTAAAATACGCTGCCCTGTCTCGTGTCAATTCCCTCCGGGGCATTGTTGAGAACATCTTCCATAAGCAGCTCGTATGTGTAATCTTCAAACACTCTAAATCACCTCCTCTATCTCTGTTTTTCCGTAAATGGTGTCCGCCTTAAAATACACATAGGCTTTATCCTCTTGGAACTCAAACTCAAAGTCGTAAATCTCCAATATCCGGGTGTCCGGCGCAAGAGCATCTTTGATAAATCCCTCTGTTACTGCCTCAATGTATTCCGGGCTTGCGTCCTTTGTGATAATTGCCTCCTCCACTTCACTGCCGTACTGGTCGTCGTAGATAAGGCACTTGAAACGGGGTGTGATGATTGCTTTCCGTATAGCTTGGTTTACTGCTTCCAGCCCGTCCACTTTCCCCACAATCCTGCCGTTATCGAGGTCAAGGCGGTATGTCAATGACGGCTGCTCCTCCGCCTCTGTTACCTCGTCGATAGGGATAGGAATAAAAACCTCGTCCACGTCAGCTTATCCTATCCAGTACATAGTATTGTTTGCCGTGGTTGAATGACAGAATGTGTACTGTCTCCCCGGCTTGCAGCGCATTATATACCGTAATGCTGCCGCTGAAATTGAAGTCCGTGAGCCCGCTGCCGTCAGATGTAGGCCCGTTCACGCTCCCCCTTGCCCCTTTGGAAAGAGAGCAGGTCGTCGTGTAGTTTGTTAAGTGCCTCGGTACATAGGTGATGTTCGGCCCGATAACCAACTTTTCGTCGTTGACAATCTGAATTTTCAGAGGGCTTGCGGACTTTACAATGCCCTGTAATACCTGCACATCACCGCCGCACATACCTTGAAAAAGCCCCTTGAGGCTCGTCTGTTCGCTTTCTTCCATATCCGCACCTCCTAACTGAATGTTCCGTCGTCAACCCAGCCATAGACCCTTGAACTGCTGTCTTGGTGTATCAAATGCCAAGGGTGTTTTGCTCCCTTTGCAACCAGTGTGATTTTCGCTTTACCAGCTGCGCACTTGCTTCCTGTCGGGCTTCCTGCTGTGCTGCTTACATAGTGGTATCCGCCGTTGAACTGAACAATATCGCCTACCTTATGCTCGCCTCCGCCAGTCTGCGCTCCGCTGGCCTTTCCCGGTTTGGAAAGGTCGTTTGCATAGTTCAGTTTCAGCGTCATGGTGTGCTTGTTGTCCTCGAATATGTGGGTGTCCTCGTCCACATAGAACGTCCGGGACAGCCCTAATTCTTTGACGATGATATAAACCCCGATACCCGATATAACATCTGGTATCCCAACCGCCTCAACATCGAGAGTGCGCTCCGGCGTACTCTGTTCATCGAGCATACTGTCAATAAGGTCATTTATCTGCGCCTTTGTGAGGCTTTCGTCCGGCTGGTCGATGTTCTGGAATACGCCTATCTTGCTTTCGAGGGAGCTGTTCTTCCTCTCTGCAATGGTCGTCCCCTCTTTCGATACCAGCTTTATGCGGGTTTTGATGTCCTCAATGCTGCGGGTATAGGTGTAGGTTGAAAGGTTCTGGCCTACCTCGATAACCCACTGCATGATGTTCTCTCGCCTCGTGAGAAGCTTGATTTTGCCCTTTTCGCTGGCAACGTAGTGTCTTATACCTGTTGCGTCGAAATCAAGGCTGAGAGCGTCTGCTATAGCGTCAAACGCCGTTGTCTTACTCTTGGTAAGCTCCGGGATTTTATAAGTGCAGTTCGCAACTTCTCCCATTGGCAGGCCGAACCTCGTGCAGCAATCCTTGAACACGTCGCTGGCCGTCTTATTCTCATAGGTGAATGTGTCCTTGTTATTCGCAAGGTAAATTCCGTTGTCATAGGCTGTAAACGTGAGCCGCTTCTTGCTGTTCTGCACCTGCTTCATAATAATTCCACGGAAAAGCTCTTTCCCGTTGTAATTGAATAGGCACTGCTGCCCCTGCTCTACATCAATCCCGCTTCGGGCGTGTTTGTAACCGTCGTCGTCAATCAGCTTTACCGTAAGGGTTCGGGAGCTGCTTCCTTTTCTGCCTCTCCACTTAATCTGCTCAACGAGTTCGGTCACATCGTAGCCCTGTGTTCCTTTGACAACAATAAGGCTAACCCCTTGTGCCATGTCCTCGCCTCCTTACGGTATTGTCAAAACCTGTCCGGGGTAAATGAGGTTCGGGTTCCCGCCTATTACCCCTTTGTTTGCATTGTAAATCTTGGTGTATTGCGCCCCATTGCCGTAAAACTTCTTGGCAATATTCCAGAGACAATCGCCGCTCTTTACCGTATAGGTCTTTGGCTGCGCCGAGTTGTTGACCCTCGGTGTCTCTTTCTTCACGGTTGCCGTCGCCTTTGGAATATTCACCTTAACCCGTCGGACGGTAATCTCCCGGTACTCTTTCAGCTTTATGCTGTACTGATACGTTCCGGGGTCTCCGCCCTCCTCTGAGTAGGTAAACTCCTCGATTGTGGCGTAAACATCTACGCCGCAGGCCGTTACAATAAGATGTACCGGCTTCTTGCTGGCTTTCCATGTGTTGATTTTCTGAACAAGCGTGAGGGGCTTTGTAATCTTGCTGACCTGCAGCCCCGGAAACTTGGTCGCCGGGAAAAAGCAAGACCAGCTAAATTGCAGGGCCGGGCGGCTCTGCATGATAACAATTTCGCCCAGCCCCGTGATGTTCATGCTTTCGTTGTTGCTGCCGTTGTTTACCTCAAAGCTCTCCGGGAGGACGGGGAGCTGAATCTTCTCTTTTTCTGCGTTGTATGTCAACCACATCTGGTACTTAGTACTCATAAGACAACTCTCCCTCCTCGTAAATTTCGCTCTGGATAATGTTCATAAGAACCGGCTTCAAATGGTCGTACAGAACCTCAAGAATGGTCTCCTTATCGGCTCCGCCGCTTCCTCCGACTTCGATTGCGCCGCTGCCTGCGATTTCAAGGAGAATACGCTTCACATCTTCCGACGTTTTCTTTTTGCCGGTACTGCTTCCCGATGTCTCCCTTACCCGCAACGGCTTCTCTCTGTCGTTCAGTGCGCCTATCAGCCTGTCCGTCTCCTCCGTCGGGAATACGGTGCTGCCCTGCTCACCGATGATAAGCTCCGGCCCATTTTCGCCAGCGATAAAGTAGTCCGTGCTGTCTGTCGTGCCGTTTGCGTATGCTGCCGCCGGTCTCGCTACAAGCTCCGGCCCGTTCTCACCTGCGAGGAACAAACTCTCCGCATTCGTCGTACCGTTTGCATGACCCGGTACGCTTCCAGAGGTTGTAATATTGTAGGTGAGCGTCGCCGTCTTGTTTGGTGGTCGCCAGTTGTCAACCGCAAGCGAATTGACATCGTAAATAGCGTCCGCCTCTTTGTCCTCCGGCGTGTAATTGTCAACAATCGTGGAGTTGAGCTTGTACTCCGCCTCCGCCGATGTATCCGGCATGGTGTACGCTTCAATCTGGCTTGTATCAATCTCGTATTTTGCCTCTCCGGTTTTCCCTGGAATCGTAAGATTGTCAAGACTTTCTGTATTTGGCTTATACTCAACATCAACATTAACTTTCGCGTCGTTTTCTGCGGAAGAAAGGGCTGTACGGATAGCTTCAACAACTCCCTCTGCCGCTTTTGAGGCTTCTCCTGCGCTCGAACTTATCTGCTCGATGTAGGCGGATATTGTTGCTTTCGCACTTGCCTGCGCCTCCTCTGATAAGTCCATACCCTCGATTGCCGTTGACATTTCCTGCTCGATTTCTCCGAGAGAAGCCGTGAAATTCGTCTGCCAGTCTGCTACAGCCTGCGACGCTTCCTCCTGCTTTGCCTGTACCTCTCCAACGGTATTTGCGAGGGCTGCAACAGCCTCCGTATTCCCGTTATTGATTGCGTCTGCCATGCTCGCTGCAAGCCCGGCAGCCTCCTCGGTTCCAGACTGTGCATACGCCATTAACGCCTCGTAATTCTCCTGCGTTACTCCCAAGTCCTCTGCCGAAACAGATTTCAAGGTTTCAACATTCGAGAGGTAAGTGTCCCAATATGCCAACTGGCTGTCCATGGCCGCCTGTGCGTTCGCAACAGTCGCATTCATGTATTCCTCCGAGGTTGTGCTTGCCTCGTCAAACAATCCAAACTGGCCTTGAAAGCTCTCAAGTGCCGCTGCATAGGCTTCATCGTATGCAGTGCATAATTCCTCTACCTTAGAACGAACGCCGTCGTATGCGGTCGATACCGCCTCTTGGTATGACAGTGTATCTTCCTCTGCGCTCTGCGTTGCGTCCGAAAGACTGTTCATTGAATCTGCCGACGCTTCAAGCTGCGAAATGAACTCGTCTGTTTCCTCTGTGGTGTAACCAAGGGTCTCGCAATACTGGCGAATCTGTTCCTCAAGCTGATTGTAATTCTCCGAAGCTTCCGCCGAAGCGTCTTTCAACGCCTCCCAATCATCAAAAGCCTGTCCGAGGTCTTTGTCCCAGTTCATTTCGGCACCCTCGCCCAAATACGCCTTTATCGGATGCTCTGTGCGCCATTTCTCGGTCATTTCTTGGTAGTTATCCCACGCTGCACCAACCTCCGTTGAAGCGTCCTGCATTTGCTTCCGTGCCTCTCCGTATTTCGAGATTGCCTCTGTGAGTGCGTCTGTGGCTGCCGTCTTTTTCTGTTCGTCGGCTTTTTCCTGTATAAACGAATACAGCTCCGGAACCGACATATTCAGCTTTCCAGTGGTTTTGTCAACAGCAAGAGAGAGTTCTCCGTAGTTGTCGTTCAATTTATCAACAATGCCACTCATCAAATCGAGGTCAGCACTGGTAATGTCGCTCTGGCTTGAAAGAACCATAAGCTGACTAGCAAGGTTCATCGAGCCTTTTTCCAAATCAGAGGCCGAAGTTACCGCATCGTCGTATTTTGTCTGAATGTCTGCAATCGCCTCTCCGGTCTGCTCAATCTCCTCAATGAACTGTCCTATGGTTTTTCCTGCGTCTCCGTAAGCTGCCTCAAGCCGTGAAATCTGTACTGCAAGTTCTCCGGCCTGCTCCGAGCTGGCTCCGTATTTGCTTACTGCCTCGTCATATTCAGCATTAAGCTGTTCGAGGGTCGCCTCGTGCTCTCTTGTTGAATAGGTCAGTCGTTCCGTTGCCGCCTGCTCATCGTCCGACATAGCAACAAACGCCGCTACCGCCGCCGTCACCGCCGTAATTCCGAGTGCTACCCAGCCAATCGGGCCAAGTGCAGCGTTCAGAGAAACGCCAAACGAAACAATAGCCGGTATTGCGGAAGATGTTGCAAACGCAACGCCAGCAATAGCAACTGCCACTGTTCCCGCTCCAACTCCTATCGCTGTAATTGCTTTTGTAACCGTTGGGTGGTCGTTTAAGAAGTCTCCGACGGAGTTTGCCAAATCTGCGAATCCGCTCGAAAGTTTATCGACCGTAGGCTGTACCGTCGTCGTGAATGCCGAATTGATGTTCTTGCTTGCCTGCTCCCATTTCTGGTCGAGGGTCTGTGCTGTCTCTGCGGTGCTGCTCAATGTTCCTTGTGCAACATCGAGATTTCCCGTTAAGGTCTCTATACTGATTGCTCCGCTTCTGATAGCGTTTGCCATATCTACACCGGCTCTGCTGCCGAATGTGTCAATAGCAAGAGCCGTAGCGTCTGCAGCGTTCTCCATATTGGCAATCTCTGTTATGGTACTCTGTAATGCTGTCTGAGCGTCGAGACCGTCTGCTGAAAAGTTCTTTACAGCCGTTCTCATAGCCGTAATAACTGTTGTGCTGTTCATGCCGTAAAGTTCAAGGCTTGCAAGCAAACTAATCGCATTATCGAGAGACAATCCCATTTCCTGTAATGAAGCCGAACCCGTAATAAGGGTGCTGCTCAAACTATCAACAGAAATACCGGAAATCTGCCCGGCGTATGCGAGTTTATCAAGAACGCTCTCAACGTCCGTCGCCTCAACGCCCCACTTATTCATAATCTTGGTGACGTTCTGAACGGAACCTACGACATTCGTTCCTGTAATCTCTGCGTAGTCAAGGAACTGCCCTGTAACCTTTGTAAGTTCCTCGCCGGTAAGTGCCATACGGGTGTTAATCTCTCCGATAGCTCCGGCTGTATCATCAAGTGAACCGGATTTTGAAGCTGCGTAAGCGTCCATCATGCTTGCCGTAAGCCCGTCGAGTGCTTCTCCGCTTGCTCCGGTTGCTTTCACAACCGTACTCTCTGCCTCACTGAACGCCTCAACAAGCTCGTAAGCAGAATCGGCAATATCTTTTACCATTGCAGTGATTCCGGCCGCTGCAAGGGCTTGTGCAATGCCCTCAACTGCGTCTGTGCCTTTCTTTTCTGCTTTCTCCGCTTCCTCGCTGGCCTGTTCGGTTGCTTTTGAGAGTTCGTCGGTCGCTTCGCTGGCCCTGCCGTTTGCTGCCGCAAGGTTCTCCGCTGCAATCCCGGCTCGTTCCGCCGCACTTTCAAGTTCTCCGAGGTCTGTCGTCCCGGAAGTCATAACAGCGTCATATTCCGCCATAGCTGCCTCTGCGTCCTGCTGCGCCGCGTTCAGTTCCGACATTGCCTCTGCTGCTTCGACCGCAGCTTTTGAAAGCTCCGCTTTAGTCTCTGCAGAAACATTTTCATTGTCGGAAACACTTGTCATTACCTCTGCCGCCTGCTCCATGGCTGCGTTCAAATCGGACTGTATATCGGAAGTAGCCTCTATGCTCTTGCTCAAATTGCTGGCCGACTGTTCGCACAGTTCAAACATTCGTTCCTGTTCTTCCAGTGCATCCGCTGACTTGAAGCCCATTTCGACAAGCTCCTCCGTAGAGTAAACCGCCTCCAATGCGCTCTTATCGTAGTTTCCGACTGCCTCCGTCCAGTAATCGGTCTGTGAGGCTGCCTGCTCTGCTGCATTCCCGTAGCCGTCCGCTGCGTCTGTAAACGATTCCGCCGCCTCTGCTGCGCTTTCCGCTGAGTTCGCCAGTGCGTCCGCCTGTCCTGCCGCCCCGGTTGCAGCGTTTCCGTAATCGTCCATAGCGGCTGCTGCACTGTCTGTCGCCTCCTGCACATTACCGATAGAGGTTGCAACGCCGTCTACTGAGCCTGCCGCTGTCGCAACGCCGCTCTCGATACCGTCAAAAGCGTCTCCGGCTGCGCTGCCTGCGTCCTCAAACTGCTCAACCATTTGCATACCGGCCTCTGCAATTCGTTCTATCTGTGCGCTCATGTCGTCCAGCAGACTAAATCTGGCTTTTAATTCTTGCATTATCCTCACCTCCTCTGTCCTGTTTCGGGGCTAAATTTTTTATTTTGATTTCTTTTGCCGCTTTTTGGGTACTTGACCCTTTTTTGCTTCCTCCCGTGGTAATATTTAAGAAAAAATGGGAGGTCTGTGCCTATGTCTATATGGTTGTGCCGTGCCGGACGCTTTGGGGAGCATGAAGCACGGTTCCTTGAAAACAATAAAATCTACTTCACGTTTGAAGAAATAGATAAACCACTAAATTCCTTTTCCGGGAGAGCTGCAATCCAGCAGTATTTCCTCGAAAAAGTCCCAACTCTCAAGGAGAGGGCGGCCTTAAATTTTGCAAGCCAAGCTCACATTTTCAGCAGCCGAATGTCCGTCGATGATTGGGTTATCACTCCGAGTAAAAATCTGCCCGGAATACTCCATTTCGGAAAAATCGTGGGCGAATATGCCTTTGATACAGAGGTCGAGGACTGTTACCGTCACTCCCGCTCTGTCGAGTGGTTCTCTGATGTTCCGAAAAGCGTTTTTGAGCAGGATATTCAATACTCGCTTGGTGCTGCTATTACCACCTGCCAAATAAAGCAGGAGGCCAGAATAAAGAAATCTGTTTCCCTGTTCCGTCCTGCCCCAAATAGTGAACAAACGTTTACCCCCCCCCCGGAAAATTCCCCGTTTCGGGACATTGAGACCGAATCTCTTGACGCTATCTCCGATTTCATAATTCAGAACTTCAAGGGTGACGGCCTTGCTCACGTCGTTGCTGCAATCCTCCGGGCGAAAGGTTTCGTTACCTACGTCAGCCCAAAAGGCCCCGACCACGGCGTTGACATTCTTGCTTCTGCCGGTAGTCTTGGGTTCTCCTCTCCGAAAATCTGCGTACAGGTGAAATCCACGAATGACGCTATTGACCGTATCGTTTTAGACCAGCTCATAGGCACTATGGCGAACGTCGGTGCTGAATACGGCCTCTTGGTTTCGTGGAGTGGTTTCCGCTCCTCTGTCGAGCGTGAACGTGCTATGCAATTCTTCAAGGTTCGCTTATGGTCGAAAAAGGAAATTATCGAAGAACTGCTCACCTGCTATCCCTCTCTCGATGATGAAATAAAGCAAAAAATCCCGCTGAAAAGAATATGGACGCTCGACATCGGGGACGAATAAATTACTGTTTCGTGTCTCGCCTCGTAGGGTTCCTGTCCTCCTCAAGCTCGGACGCAATATACAAGAGCTGCAATCTCCGTGGCATGGCATAAAATTCCTCCATGCGGAGGTTATGCCGCTGCCACAAGATACTCGCCCAATATCCGTCTCCGCCGGGAGTGTTTATGAGTTTTTTGCTGCTTCAACTTCCTCGTCGTCAGTAACCTTGCTCATAAGGCCGAGGGCCTGCATAACGATACGGGAAACGTGCTGGTACTCGTCCGGCTTCGGGAATACCTTGAGAGGCATATCGGTTACGTCCACGCAGCCGTAATACTTCATCAGCTCCGGGTCTTTGAGGTCTGGGTACTGCAATGCCTCAACAATCATGTGACGGCTGGCCTTTGCGCTGTCCCTCTCAGTTTTCCAAACAATCTCGCCACCATTTACGAGCGGATTGCCTTTCTTGTCGGTTGCCATGCTGTGGCGGCGGTAGTTGTCGTTGATACGGTTGATTTCCTCCTGCGAAAGCACCTTGATTTCAAACTGGATAACATTGCCGTCCTCGTCCTTGAAACTCTCCGGGCCGGGAGCGGTAACAACTTCTGCCTCAGTGCTGCGCATAAAATATTTCAAATCTTTCTTAGCCATGATGAATTTTCCCCTTTACAATGAATAAAGCCCCTCCCGGTTTCTGGCCGTCGAGGGGCTGTTTTGTTGGTTCTTGTTTCAGACCTTATACGAGGTCTTTGCCGTTGAAGTTGATAGCGTCGTCTACGACCTGTCCCTCGCTGTCAAGCGCAGTAAGAGGCAAATCGCCGGTAAGTACGCAGCCGACAACGGTTGTAACGTCGGAGCCGTGAGCTGCGTAGTAGTCGCTGTTGGCATCGTTCATAATGCCCTGAATAGTAAGCTCCGGGGTCGCTCCGCTGGCTGCGTATTCCTTAATCTTGGTCTTGAGCCAGTTGTTGGAGCGGCGGCGGGTGATAGTGCCGGTGATGGCAAAGCCCAGCCAACGGCTGCTGTTGGAACGCTCGCCCAACTGCTTGCCCGTCCAAACGTCCGGCGTAAATTTGATAGTACAGTTGACACTATCAAGGCACTCTACGCCGTCAATGAATACCTTTCCCTCTCTAAGGGAAATCGGATTTTTGTTATATTCCATTTCCGCTTATCCTCCTTATCGTGTAGTGACCGTGAAGTAGATTTTCTCGGAGCTGTCAACGGGTTCGAGGCCGACATTGAAATAGGTCTCGTCTCCCTCGGAAAGCTCTCTGTCAACAAGAAAGTCGTTGTCGAGGTCTACGTTCTTGATAGCCCCTGCGTCTCTGAATTTCTTCAAGAGCGAGCGGCCAATGCCCTCCATGATGTCCCAGCCGTCCGGGTCATTGTCATATTTGTTCGGAGGGAAGTTGAGCTGCAAAGCCTCTCCGAAAGTATCAAACACACGGATAACTCTGTTCTTACGGTAGGACTTGTCCTTGCCGTCCTTGAAGCTTACAAGGCTGTTGATGTCGTACTCAACAACAACTTTGCTCTCCTCGCTTACGGAGAAGAAAAACTCACCGTTCTTGATAGCCGCTACCGCTTCCTCGTGAGTTTTTGCGCCTACAACGGCGGTTGCACCGTCGTACTCGACGTAGGTGTTACTCTGCGTGTTCTTTGCTGCTGCCGTCGCTGCCGCAACCCAAGCGCAAGCCTCCTCCGCTGTGAGGTCAACGCCGTCAACTGTTACGCTGTTGGTAACATTGATAACGCCCTCATAATCGCCAGAGGCCGTGTTCGGAATAGCAATCTGAACACCCTTTCCGATGTTCTCACGAATGTACTTGATTTTGGTCTTTGCTGCCGCCTGCAGAGCTGCCTCCGTGAACGGGAAGCACATACAGTTGAACTTCACGCCCTCGCTTGCGTCGAGCAGTGCTGTTACATCGGCGTTCTGCATGGTTACATCAGTTCCGCCGGTAAGGTTTGCCCCGGCGTTCTTAACCAGTGCGCCGGTACCGCTGAATGTGATATACTCGCAATCCTGCGCTGCCAGTTCCTCTACGGTCTTGAGACCGGTGTACTCCGCTACCTTGCTGCCTGCGAGGTTTACCTGTACGTCAAAGCCCTCTACCGGGTTCTCGGAAACAGTAAAGCTGAACTGATTACCTCTTGTGCCGGGATATTTTGCTTTCGCAGTAACCGGCGCAGCGGTTACTTTCGCTTCGGTTCCTCCGTTCACACGGTAAACAATGACCGTTGCGGCTTTCTTGAACGCCTCACGAATAAGCAACATCTGGCGATTGTCGTCGCTGTCGTAAATGCTGTAACCCAGCTTTGCATACGCAGCGTCCGGGGCTGCTGCCGTAAGGGTGATAAACTCCCCTTTTGGGCCGTAGTTGTGGTTCTTGAGCGGGATAATGACGATGCCACGGTCACTGCCGCCTACGGTGTCGTGCTTGCCGCTCTGGAAGTTGATATAAGTACCCGGACGGTCTTTACCAACCTGCTTGTCGAATGTTCCTCCTGCCATTTACTTAACCTCCTGTCCGCACCATTTCTTGATGTGCGCTTTCATTTCTTCGACGGTGTGTTCTCCCGTCATGCCCTGCGTCGCCCCTGCAAAGGTGCAAGAGGAAACGCCAAAAAGCTGCCTGCAATGCGCAGTCAGTTTCTCCACCGGGAACTTCGGAGCCGCTGCTTTTTCGGCGGTTTTCTCCTCGGTTACTCCGGCTGCCGTGTCTTTCTGTGCCATAAAAGCTCCTCCTTATGGTTTACCGGGTATTGTCCCGGCGTTTTGTGGCGGTGTCGGGTACATGGTCTTGCAATGCGTGATAGCCTCTGCAAAGGCCGCCGGTATCACTCTTTCGATGTAAATATCCGGGTTTTTCCAGCCCTCCACCTCAAACGTCTGCATTTTCGTCGCCTCGGTCATGTCATACGGCCTGCGGCTCCTCCAATTCAGCGTAAGTTGTGCGGCCCCGTCGTCCAAAATCTTGAGTGAGGGGTCGTCTATTCGCAGTTTCCCTCCTGCTGGCTCTCCCGTTTCCGTTATGAGCGGTATGAGGTTCCTGCTGCCCTTAATCGCCGTAAGAACTGAAAGCCCAAGAGCATACGCCTCCTGCGCCGTATGGTGGAAAAACATGATATACCATGCGTAGTCCATAGAATACGTCCGTAGCGTTTCTCCTCCTGTCATAATCTCCGGCGTAGGGAAATAAGCTGCTGGTACGCAGAAGTTCTCCTGCACGTTCCAGTAGTACGGCGACGGGTTTCCTGCTCTGTCGAGCGTGAATTTGATAATGCTGGCTAATTCCTGCTCAAGCACTTTCCCGCCTCCTATCAGCCGCCAAGATACTTGTCGAGCCATTCTTCCAGCTTGACCTCAAGGCTGGCTTGAAAAATTTTGTTGTAGATACGGATTGCGCTGTCAAAGTACGGGTTGCCTTTTACCCACTTCTGTTTCAGCAACATACCCGTCTTTGCCGCCGGGTCGTATATGAAGCGGTCTCCCTCCCAGTAACCGGGAACCCACCGCTGCGCTACGCCCTTGCTGTTCGTCCAGTGTCCGTCGTGAACATACGTCGCATACTCCACATTGGTTCCGACTTCCAGCGTCAGCCCTCCGTCGGCAATCTCCCAAATGTTGCCTGCACTACCTTTTTCAAAGCTGGCGAGCAACAATCTTGTGTCGATAACCTTGCGGCGCACGATTTCGTCCTGCACAACCCGCAAAAAATCAAAGCCTATCGTATCTACATACTCGATAAGCTCCTCTTTGAATTGCCCTTTCGCAAACTGCTCCATTTTTCCGAAAAACTCTTTGAACTCTGTCATGTCGATGTCTAACCTGCTCATAACATCTTCTCCTCCCCAATCTTCTTGATATAGGCGAATAGGTGATGTCCTCTTACATCGACGGGCTGCTCTGCCGTGTACTCAAGCCCGGTTTTGCAGTCCACAATCTTGTCGTTTAGGCGAATGTCTGCCCCGATTGGAAGTGTGAGCTTTATCTTTGCGTCCATGATGTTTACCGGCTGCGTCTGCGTGATAGTGACGCTCTGCGAGCGCACTCCGAAGTGGCACTCCTGCTCCGCAACGTCCGGCTCCTCCGGGTAATAAAAAGAGGGAGAGGCAGGCAACCCGTAACCGGGTGATTTCTGCTCCTCCCTTGCGTGATAAATATTGCAGGTGTGGTTCAAAAGGTTCTCTAAACTCATTCAGCACCTCCCTACAATTTCCTCATGCGAAGTGTTACGCCGTTTCTCGGCTCCGTGATAACAAAGTCGTCAAGCAGGGCGGCGAGGTCTAATGCCTCTACGCTTATCTGCGTTGACTCTGCGGTGTAGCTGTAATCGTCGAATGTCTCCGACTTTACCTCTTTGGCTGCGACAATGGCATTGTGAGCGTAAGCCTCCGCCAGTATAAGAACTGCCGTCTTGACCGCCTGCGGAACCTCCTCCATATCTTTGAATGAATTGTGCGTATATGTGATGATATACTGCTCCGCTCTCGCAATATCCACCGTGAGCCTTGCGTCGCTGCGCTTCTGAACCGCCGGTATCTCGGAATACTCCCTTACCTCGTCTGGTGTAACCCACGGTCTGTCTGCCATGTCTGCACCTCCTGTTACTGCTCCTGCAGATAAATCATTGTCGGGCTGCCTGCGTCCTCGCCGTAGTCAACCTCGTTTTTATCGTCCGCCGGCTCTCCCGGTTCAACCTCAACGGCTGCGATAGCGTCCACGAGGTCGGCCTTTTTCTTAATGCCGGTGATGTCGATACCCATGTCAGCCGCAAGTTTCTTGAGGTCGTCGAACTTCATTTCGTCGAGCTGCGCCTTATCGAGGTGGTACTTGGCTTCCTGCTGCTCCTCCTCTGCCTCGTCCTCAATCAGTGTGAAATAGCCGGAGGCTACTGCGTCGTCCGCAATAGCCTTATCCTCCGTAAAGGTGTCCGGGTTCTTCTGTGTTGCGCTTACGAGGCCGGTATAAGAGAGGGCTTTAATCAGTCTCAAATGATACATAGGCCAGCCCTCCTTATTTCAGCTTAATCATGGCAGTAGCGTCCAGCTCCTCGATAATCGGGTCGTAGTCCAAATGGGTAACGTAGAAACGCTTATCCTGCATGATTGCTTCCTTGCCCTCTGTGGTCTTGCGAATCTTCACATCGTAAGTGTTTACGACGATAAGGTTCTTCGGGTCGGTAAGCAGAATGCGGTCGTCAGAAAGAGACGGGCATTCAACAGTAGGAATACGAGCCGGGCTGCTGTAAACGCTCTCCGGCACTGCGCCGCCTGCATTTACAACCTTGTTAAGCAGGAACAGTTCCCACTCCTGCGCTCTCTTAGGAGACATGAGCCAGCGGAGCTTGCCGTTGTTGTACTTGTTCGGAATAGAGCCGAGTGCCTTGTAGAACATATCGAGGCTCATATCGCTCTGAGTGGAAACGTCGAGTACATGGCCGCCGTTGCCAATCTGCTTGAGCCAGCCGTCGTTGATTTTAAGGAAATCAACATCACCGGCCTCACCGATTTCTCTCACATCACTGTCATTCCATGCGCCTGCTGCGTGTGCTTTCTGGAACTCGTAAACGCTGCCGTTGTAGGTTACGGTATCACCGGCCTTGTAAGTCTCCGTAGCGGAGAACGCCTTTGCAGTACCGGCACCCTCGTTACCGTTGAGGTACAAGTCCTCAAGGTCAACACCGAGCTGTGCGGTCATAAGGTCGGTGATAATCTTTTCGAGGTTCTGGCCCTCGATATTCTCACGCAGGCTCTCCTCAGTGATTTCCCACGGAAGTCGAATAGCGGTAGTCGCATATTCAATCTGGGAAGTGTTTACGCCTGCACGATAGCCGTCGTCTGCGTTCTCTGTCTTTTTACGGACAATACGGCTGGCAATACCAATCTTGTCGATTTCGCCAGTCTTTGCGGTACGCTGCTCATGGCGGATAAGGCCGCCGAGGTTGGTAGCGTCGAAAGTCTGCTGAATGAACTTTCGGGCCTGTTCCGGGTTAAGCAGCCCGGAAGTGAGCGAACCAGTGGAAATGGCCGCTTTTCTGATGATTGTGCTGTTGCTGTTCATATTCTGTTTTTCCTCCTTATGTTGTATTAGAGAATGCCGTGCAGGTAATGTTCCTCACCTGCTGACTTCTGTACGCTTCCGTCGCCGTTGAAATTGCTCGGAAGCCCTCTGCTTTTCAGAACAGAGGCGGTAGCATTCTCAACCGCTTTGGTAATCATGTTCTGCACCTGTTCGGTAGTAACATGAGGCTCCTCCTGCGGCTTGAGAGCCTTTTCTACTGCCGCCTGTACCATTGCGTCGATACTCTCCGGGGTAAGCTCCTCGGACTTCTCAACGCCTGCTGCCTGCGCCTGTGCTGCGGCCTCGCCCTTGTCGTCCGCCTCGCCTGCGCCCATAGCCTTTGCGATAGCAGCCTCAAGGGACTTTGTAACAATCGCTTCAACTTCCTGTTTAGTCACTTCTTTGTCCTCCTCGTCTTTCTTTTTGGTTTTGTCGTCCTCCGCCCCGGTCTCGTCCTCTTTGGATTTATTCTTTTCATCGTCCGGGTTCTCCTCCGGGTCGTCGAACTCTTTAAGGAATGTGCCGAGACTTTCATAAATGCCCGACAGGGTATCCTTGTTCTTGGTGCTCATTTTCTTACCGGCCTTTTCAATCCCCTCCGGGCGGTCAGCTTCAATGGCTTTCGTGATACTTTCTTTCCCGGTCAAAATGCTGGTGATGATAGAAACAAAGTCCTCAAGGCACTCACGCACCTTGTCCTCATTCGCTTCATACTGCCAGCGTCCCGTAATCGGGTCATACTTGTATAAAATCTCCTCAAGGGAGTTAAAGGCGTTCCAAAAAAGACTGCCTTTGCTGCGCTCCTCGTAAAGCTCCGCCATAGCACCCTTTTCTACGACATTGACACCCAATGCCGCCGCCAACTGTTTCAGCAACCCTTTCTTTGAGCTGCCCGCTGCCTGCTTTGTCACTTCGTCCAACTCTACGTCCTCCTCACTGTAATTTCCAACGCCGCCCATACTAAAGCCTGTGATGTCGCCCTTTTCAATGGCTTCCCACACGCTCTCGTCCGTTACCTCAACGGTCATAAGCCATGTTCCCTTTCGGATTGTCTCGCCGTCGATTTCAAAATCTGCTTTCGCAATCCAGTTTTCTACGACGGTTGCTCCGTCCAGAACATCAAAACTGTGCTGCAAGTCCACCTTGTCGCCGTTCTTCGCAAACCAGTACGCCGCTTTGGTGATTTCCTCCTCGGTCATGTAGTTGCCGTGGCTGTCCTCCTCCATAGGTTCGTACACAATGCCGGTAACATAGTGGCTCTCTGCGTCCGCCTTGATAATTCTGCCGTAGGTCGTAAACGACGCTTTTCCGTCGTCCGCTTTCTTCAAAAGGAACTGACGCTTATTGGCTGCCTTGTCTACCAGTGAAACAAAACTGATTTTAGCGTCCGTGATTTCGTAGGCTTTCTTTAAGCCCTTTCTCATGCCCTTTTCACCTCCTTTCAAAGGCTCTGAAAATATAAAAAGCAGCGTCACCGCTGCCTCTTATCGTGTAAAGCTCTGAACGGCTCTGAAACACCGTTATTTGTTCAGACGGTAATTTCCCCGCCCGTATCGTTTTGGAAGCTCCTGCGCCGTCTGAGAAAGCAAGAGGGCTATTCCTCCTCTATTCCGGCTTTCGCCTTGTTTCTCTCGTCCAGCTCTCGCTCCCATTCATCGTCCATTTCGTCAATGGCTTCCTGCTGCAATGCCTGTCGTTCCTCAAGGGAAAGGCCGAGGATTTCCTCACTCACTACCGGCTGGCAAATGCAATGGCAGTTGATACTCTCCTCCGGCGGTAATGACGGGTCACGAGGGTACATACACTCGTATGTGCCTCCGTCTGCGCCTACCAGCTCGAAAGGCTCATTTACAGGAACCCTCTGGCCGTCCATGTCAACATGGTTCTGTCGGGGTTCGTTCCTGTATTCCCCGGTGTGCTTCCACATCTTCTCCTCAACCGCCGGGGACTGCATGAATGCTTCCTGCTGCGCTACGCTGTGCGCCCTCAAAACCTCCGTGACCGACACCCTGCGGGCCTTGTAATACTCGTCCCGTATTCCGCTATCGAGGATAGCACGGGTAAAGGTCGAAATACTGTCGCCGTTCTCAAGCCCCTTTTTGAGTATATTCTCAATTTCCTTGTGGCTGTTGAGCTTCATAATCTCTCCGAGGTCACTGCTCCAACGCTCTATCCATGCCGTTGTGCGCTTCGATACCTGCGTCAGCTTCAATCCTCTGTCCGTCTGCTTGATGTACGCCTCGACAAATTCCGGCATGAACTTGTCGAACTGTTCTTTGAACACTGTAACGAGCTTTGCCTTTACTCCGTCGTTCAGCTTCACTTTCGGCCAGATGTCCGCTGCAAAGGCTTCGAGGTCTACCGCCTTTTCAACCTCCCCGACGATATAATCTGTCTCGTCCAGAAGTGCCTCCGAAACACCGTCCTCCATGTCCTCAATGTACTTGACGGTCTTTTTCGCTTTGGTGTAGCCCTCCTCCTTGAGAGCGTCGGAGAGGTCGCCGTCTGCCTTTTCGATGTATGCGTCAATGGCTTTAATCAGCGGGCCGCATTTCAAACACATATCAGCTCGCCTCCTTATCCATTTGCTTCAAAAGGCTCTTAACCTCTTTCATCACGGCAACAACAGCGTCGTCGTGGTTCCCGGCTGCTTTCTCAATCTGCTTTTGCAGGCTCATGGTAAGCTGTCCGAGGTCAAATCCCATGCCGCTGCTCTGCGAATTGTTATAAGACAACGGAATATCGCCCCATGCTGCCTCGTCCGGGTTCTCTGGGTAGTCCTCGCTGTCCTCTCCCAATGCCTTGTAAATAATTCTCTTTGCAAGGTTCGGTGTAAGACCTCCGGCGTTATTGCCGACGGTAAGCAGCTTGTAGAGGTCGTCCGGGTTGCTGATGTCCGGCTCAAGGAAATAAGCCTCAACGTACTGGAACCTGTAACCGTTCAGTAGGCGGTTGTTAATCGCCCATGCGAGGCTCTTGCGCTCCGGCTGGAACACCTGCTCCTCCGTGACCTCCTGCGCCGTCTGTGCTGTTGCTCTGTTGAAGTCCGTCGTATAGCCAACATAAAGGTCTGGCAACTGGAAAGAGGACTGCACCTTGCGTCGGTTGTTATCGAGGTAATCTTGGAAAAGCTCGTCTTTCTGCAAGATATTCGCAAGGTCTTTGACTTCGATTTCCGGCTTTTCCTGCTGGTCGAAATCTGTTCGCCCGTCGCTGCTCTCCGTCTCAAGGATAATAAAGGCGTGTTGACCGGCCTCTCCCTTGATGTCATTCATATACTGCTGCAGTTTGTCGAAACTCTCGTCCGTCAGCGTTCCGCCCTTAATCATAATCATAAGAGGCGTGTGCCTGCCGTTCTCGAAGTAATTGTTATTGAGGTTTTCCGCTTTCCTGCTGCCGTCTACGCCGAGCGTCTGGCCTATCCAGCGCACCTCGCCGTATGGCTCCGTGCCAATGGTAAACTCCATAATCTCGTTGGCCTGATATTGCAGGTCAAGCGTTTCGCCCTCCTCAAGGTACTTGCCGTCTCTCCTATCCATAATTCGAGGGTCGCCAAACTCCTTGAAGTAGACCGTTTTGCCTCCGACCTCCTGCTTGAATTTGCAAAAGCGTTTCTTACGCTCAAGCTCTTTCCCGTGGTGGTAGTACATCGAACCGATGTACGGCTCAAGAGGCTTTGTCTTATAAACAGAGGGCGTGTCCTTGATGAACTCAATCTGAACCACGTCCCCGGCAACGTCCCGGATAACCTCAATGTAAGCAGCTCCGTAGGTCTCCCTCGCCTCGATGATGTCCTCGAACACCTCTTTGGTGTCCTGCTCAATGTTCAGCAGCTCGATAATCTCCTCCGCCCTGCTGTACTCTGCTGCCATTTCCGGGGTTTCCTCTACGTCGTCAACGTATCTCACGCCGATACCAAAACCAGCGATATTGTTCTTGTACGCTCTGATACACTGAGGGAGAATGGTGCTGTGCTTCACAAGGGTTTTCATCCCTATGCGGTCATTCATCGGCATTATCCAGTCTCCGGCGTTGAATGCGTCCTCCGGCGTAACCTGTACTGATACGTCCGCCTTTGTGACCGGGGCCTGCTGCTTATGCTCCTTGATAATGCGGGCCTCCATTCTCTGTTTGCTCTTAGCCATTCTTTCTCACCTCCCTGTGCTTTTTTGGTGGCTTCACTGGTAAACATAAAAGAAGAACGCAGTCGGCCTCGTCCGGGCTTGGCTGCCCTCGCTTCTTAACTGCGTCCTTACTCTCAATTTTTATCTTGCTGGCCTCTGTCAGCTCATACTTCCTGCCGGAAAGCTGCGCTACGAGGTCGTTGTCGTCCGGCAATATCAGTTCTACCGGCTTCCTGCTGCCGTCGTCGTCATAGGACTGCAACAGTTTCTTTACAACCGACATCATAAATGTGGTGCTGTCGTGGAAATACTTGTGCTTTATCCTCTGGCCGAACTTGACCGGGTAAACCTCAAGCCACCAGAACCGCTCCGGGTTGTGCCTCTTTATCTGGCGCAAGCGGTCTACCACGCCGCCACCAACGCCGCCGTCGTCTATCTTTACCGGGATAGGGTCTGTCAGTTTGTATCGCTGTACTAGCTCCTCCCCTAGCATAACAATGTCGTCCGCCGTTTTCATGGTGTCCTGTCCCTGCCGTTTCTTGTAGAACGTGACTTTTTCATCGACCTTGTAACCGATTACCGTCTTATCGTCTCCGAAACGGGCAACGTCACACCCGATATGAACCAAATCCGGGTGTTTTCGGGGAGAAAACTCCGTCATAATGGAATTTTCTACGAGTGGAAGTGGAATATAAATGTCGTCCTCCTGCAATGGGAACTCTCCGGCCACTCGTACACGGAATACGTCGCTGTCCTCCCCGTACATATTGATGATTGTCTGAACAAAATCCTGCGATACCCTGCTGCTGTTCCGCCCGTCGATATGGAACGCTGCGTAGCTCGCTCTGTTCTTGGTGTGGCTCTCATAAAAAAAGCCCGACAACTGCGTCGGGTTCCCACACATTAAAAGCCTTGCGCCCGGTGTCGATAACGCACCAAGTACCGGCTCAAATATACTGTCGTCTACACCGCTGGCCTCGTCTATGATATACAGAACGTCGTCCGCATGAAATCCTTGCAGAGCGTCCGGCTTGCTGGCTGTTCTGGCTACTGCGAACCATTCCTCCGGGTAGCCTCTCATGTAGACCTTTTCCTTTGTCCATATCAGCTCATTGGAGAGGGCTTTGTTGTGCCTCAACCACTTGCTGACCTCCGCCCAAAGAATATCAAATAACTGGTGCTGCGTCGGTGCTGTGCATGGTATCTTCGGGAATGGCCTCGTAACCATAAACCAAATAACCACCCACGCCTCAACCGTACTTTTTCCTACGCCGTGGCCGCTTCTTACGGTTGTGAGCTGGTTCTTTCCAACGCTGCGGAGTATCTTTGCTTGTTGTGCGTCGGGTTTCGCCCCGATAACGTCCTCGACAAACTCTACCGGGTGGTCGGCATAATACAAAATAGCCTCGCTGTCAAGCATCGTCCTCCGCCTCCCTTCGCTTCTTGTATGCCGCTATGATACTGTCAGCAAGCGTGTCGGAGTTGCTGCTCTCCTGTGTGCTGTCCTCCTCCAATGTTCTGTTGAGCCTTTCAAGTTCTGTCGACATTTTGATAAATTCCTTGATGTCTTTGGCGGACATTTCCTCGGCTGATAAGTGTCCCAACGCTTCAAGGGCTTTCTTTTGGAGTTGCATTGCTATCCCGATATGGCGGTCTACCATTGCTTTGCGGTCTTTTACGGCTTTGGTGTGAGCCTCTTTTTCCAGCTCATTGTCATAGGCTCGGACACGCTCAGCCCAATCCCATGTGCTTTTCCAACGTCGAATTAAAGTACCACTTTTTTGCAACTTTTCCGCAACGGCTGTCAGCGTCCGCTTTTCTCCCATATCCCGGTAAGTAACGAATGCCTCAAATGCCTTTTCGCTTTCGCCCTTTTGACGTTCCCACGGCTTATCAGTCCATTTTGGCATTGTCCTCCTCTCCTTTACTGGCAGCCTATTCTTCTAAGCCAAAGAGCCGTTTATAATAGTCCGTCTTGTTTCCAAGCTCCTCCTGCATGAGGCCGTAGAAAGACTGGCTATTGATTTTCTTGTTGATACCGGCAATCTGGTTAAGGCTCTGGAAGCACCCGCCTGTCCCGATTTGTTTCATAGTCTCGGTTGGCTCCGGGTTCTTCCCGTTCAGAAGCATACAGAGGTTGTAGTCGTTGCCCTTAAATCCCTCAAGGCCGTCAATGCCGCAGCAACACATACTGTCGCCCATTGCTCTGAGGCGGTTCTCTCCGGCGTAAAACTTCATGCCGTGTCGGTGTGCCTCTGCCCGAATGCTCTCGAACTGCGGTCTGAGTACGCTCAACGGATAACAGTTGTCGCCGCCGATTTTCACCATGCCTTTCTTGCCTTTGTAGAACTTCATTCCCTCGACTACGATACCGTAAACGCCTGCGGCTGCCAGTCTCGGAATGTTCTTCATAACGTCTCTGAAAACTTCCGGCATATACGGCTGTATTCTGACAATAACCCTCTGAACCCGTCCAGCAAGGGTTTCGACCATTTTTAGTCGCTCCTCATACGGTGGGGTTCCGGGTTCCAGTTGGTCGTATTTGCTGCATACCATAGAAACCTGCACCACGCAGTTGCATTTTTCCAGCAGGTCAAGATATTCCGGCTCCGCTGCGAGCCTGCCCTTTGTGCTTACGACGAATGGGTACTGCGTTTCTGCCAGCAGCTTCAAACACTCGTAGCTGGCTCTGATATTCTTTTCAATCGGCTGGAATGGGTCGCTCATTCCGCCCCAATGGATAGGAATATTCCAGTCGCACCACGCCGTCTCTCGACCTCTCTTACCCTCAATAAAAGAGCGCAGGGCCTCTACGGTCTCGTCCCTCTGGATTTTGGCGATATTCGCCTTTTTCTGCACGAAGCAGTATTTACACCCGTGGCTGCACCCTTTGTAGGTGTCGAAGCGTATCGGGAGATTGCATAAAATAACCTGTGTTCCGCATTTACAACCCATGCTAAATTTCCCCCTTTACTTTCTGAATAATCAGCTCCACAAGTGCCTCTTTGCCGAAGTCTTTCACATAGGCTTTGAGGTCTGCTTGGTCTGCCTTGTCAAATGTGAGGCTGATGTTGAACAGCTCCTCAATGCTTTTCAGTTCCTCGTCCACAGTGTCTCCGTCGATAAGACCGTCAATGTCATTTGTGAGGCTGTCGATTTCCTGCTGCGTAAATCCCGTGAGGGTTGCGTCCTCTCCCAGTTGCGTAAGCAGCTCCGCCAGTTTCTCATTATCCCAGCCGCCCTCTACTTTGTTCAGCGCAACGTTGAGCTGGCGTTCCTGCGTCTCGTCGAGGTCAACCACAGATACATCTACCTCCGTTTCTCCCTCATTCTCAAGCACGGTTAATCGCTGGTGGCCGCCTACTACCCGGTTCGTCCTCTTATTCCAGATTACCGGGATAATCATGCCGTAGGTCTTAATGCTCCTGCGCAGGTTCTCGTACTCCATGTCTCCGGGGATAAGGTCGATACGAGGGTTGTAGGTTGCTCTTTCCATATCGGAAATTTTTTTTCTTTCAATCTGCATTACAAGCCCTCCTTTACCTTGTTGATAATCGTCGTCGCAAGCTCCTCTTTCGCATTGGCGGTGTTCTTCACATAGTTTTCTACGGTTTCCCTTGCGCCTGCCGGGAGACTGAATGTCATAACAAAGGTGCTGCGCTCTTTATCGTCCCCATAGTCCGAAAAATCTTCCTCCATGAGGTCTTTAATGTGGTCATACTGCATGAGTAGTCCCTGTAACTCCCAGTCCTCATAGCCGGTCAGCTCTAAGTCCCCGGTTTCCTCAAGCTCCTGCAAAAGGTCGGTCAGCTTTCCAATGTCCCAACGTCCCTTTACCTTGTTGAGCAGCACATTGAGGATTTTCTCGTCCTTTTCTTCGAGGTCTACCACTACGCACTCGATTTCCACTGCTCCCTGTTCGAGCAGAACTTTGAGCCTCTGGTGGCCTCCGACGACAGTTCCTGTTCTTTCGTTCCAGATAATAGGCTCTACATAGCCGAACTCCTCAATGGAACGGCGGAGCTTCTGGTACTCTGCGTCCTCCGGCTGCAAATCCTTTCTTGGATTGTACGCTGCTGCCCTTAATTCTGTTGCTTTTAGCGTCCTTATATTCACGCTCTCACTCCTTTCCGTCCCGTTTTGGGTCATTTATCCACAAAAAAATACACAGTCTGTGGATAACTCCGCCAAACTGTGTATCTCTCTTTTTCGCACTTTACCGCCTACCATTTTATCAGCTCCATAGTGGAAATGCAATGGCGGCTTTGTGACATTCGCCTCTCAAAAGCGGTCTATACCGCCAATTCCAAACAAAAGAGCTGTCATATCCGCTGCGCAAATATCCACGTCACGGTACACGGTTCTCCTGTCGATTTTCTCCTGCTTCGCAATTTCCTCCGCTGTGGTGTAGTTCTCTGCGATATAAAGGTTCTCCAACACTCGCCAATGTCTTGCGTCGTCGGCCCTGCTGGAACGCTCGCACATAATCTTGTAACATTCCAGCATTTTATTTACATGGGTCATAATAATTCTGGTGGCGATGTAGTTCTTCTGAATACTCTCTACGAATATCTCCTCGTCTGCCGGGCGTCCCATGTTCTGCATGATTTCCTCAAAATTCTCATCCGCCTCCTCTGCGCCGTCGGTACTAAATACGGCGTTTTTGTAATACTCATTTAGGCGGCGGTAATTTCTCAACAGCAGTTTCGTGTTGTGGTACTTATAATCGTACTGCTGCTTCTTGAATTTCTGTCTTTCTCTCTCCACTGCCTTTACTGCCGCTGCTGCTCCGACCTCTGCTCCGGCTGCGGCCCCGATTGTCACTCCGAGGTTTACCGCTGCCTGCAGTTTCTCGTCAATGCCTTTCATGCAGGCTTCCGCTGCCGCCATTACAGCGGCTTCAATGAGTGCCTGTATCTCTGTTTTCTTCTTCATGGATAGCTCCCTCCTTTTATTTTCTCCGGGAGTTCGCCTCCCTGCTTTCTGTTACAAAAATTGAAGCACACCGCCCACATAGCGGATTTTGTACTCCTGTACGTCCTCCGGCGTTATGTACTTCCTGCCGTAGTTGTCTTTCATATCTCTAAAAACCGCCCACGGTATCTTGAAATACTGCTCAAATCCAAAGGAAACCATAACGAAGCACTCCGCTCCCAGCTTCTCATGTCGGTTGAGCTGCTTTTCTTGCTCCTCGCTTATCACGCTGCGCTGCATTCTGTCGCTGTCCGTGTGCTTGGCCTCAAATACGATAGCTTTTCCACCCTTGAGGGTTCCTTTGTAGTCTGGCTGCGCCTGTTTGGTGTAGCAGGCGAGGAACTGGCCTCTGCTGTTCGGTCTGCCTAATGGCTTCATCGGTTCCGGGGTCTTTGTGATTTCTGCCTGTTCGTGGAGGCGGTAGTGTCTGCAAGCCGCTTCCAGCATATTCTCCCAATATTCCCCGGCCACTCTGCTTCTCCTGCCGGTCATAACCGCCTTGTAGTGTCTCTCGTCCATTAAATCAGCCCCTTTTCTGTCGCAAACTGCGTAATCTTGTAGGCTGTCGCCCCCTTAATACCCTTGCACTCACCGTCTGAAAGCGCAGAGAGCAGCTTTTCTATTGCCGATGTATTCTCGTTAGGGTCTGCCGCTTCTGCCTCGTCCTGCGCCTCGCAAGAGGGCGAGAGGCTTACTTCCGGCTCCGCCGCTCTATGAAACTCCTCCACGAGCTGTCGGTCTGTCATTTTTCTAAGGCGCACCGCTTCCTCGTGGATTGCCTTTTCCTCTGCTGTTCTGTTTCTCTTTTTGCTCATGTTTTCTATTCCTCCATTTTTTTGAACTTAATGTCAAGCGAGAGCGTACTCGAAAGTCCGTCGTTCAAAATTTTCTTTTCGATTACTACGCAATACGGTGTACCGTACTCCATGCTGTCCGCAAGTTCCTCAAAGAGCTGCCGCTTTCCCTGCTTTTCGATAAGTTTGCAAATATCAACGCCGTGAACTGATAATTTTTCTCTGTCCGATATGCGTCGTTCTGTCTTGTAATGTTCCATTATGCGCCACCCTCCAAAATCTCCTTAACCTTTCTGAGCTGCTGTACCGTATATGAATCTATTCTTGAATAGTCGGTTGCTTTTGAAATCCAGCTTTTCAGCATATCTCTTTCAATATCCTCAAGAGCTGCCTGCTGCGTCGGGAACAGTTTGCGCCCGGTGTTGCAGTAATCGACCTCGCAGAGGTAATCGTCGTCGCCTCTCACGTTGTAAAAGTCTGATGTGCGAATGTCGCTTTCCTGCTTGGCTGTCTTTACATACTTTCTTCCAACCGATACGACAACACACTGTGAAACAAAATGCTCCTGCGTTCTGCCTCTCTTTTTGGTTAAGATGTAGGCTGTCTGGCCCGGCTTGAAATCCTTTACTGATACCATGTCTCTCCTCCCTACTTTCCGATGTATGCCTGCCCTTTCAGTTTGATTTTATGAAACGGGCTATCCAGTCGTCGGTTAAATTCCTCCGCTATCTCCGTGTCGGAAAATTCGCTGAGTTTGGCCCCGTACTTCATGGTGTGAAATTCATCGTCACTAAGTCCCTCGAAATACGGTATGCTCCCCTCGGAAATTATCTTGCTTTCCGGGTAGCTCCTGCGCTGCTTGAACCTCTCCCAGTCGTTCTTGAAAAATGCGCCGGTCACTCTGGCTGTCTGTCCCCAGCAATCCGTTTCGATTGTCACACGCACAACTCGGTTGAGTTCCTCCTCTGAAACAATCCCGGTTATGCAAACATCTAATATATCCATGCTGCCTCCTTACGCAAACGGGCCTTGAGTTTTGCTGTCTGCAAATTCCACTCGGTCTGCAACAACTTCCGTTATCTTTCGGCTCTTTCCGTCGCTGTCATTGTAGTTTCTGGTTCTGATTTCTCCTCGAACAACAATCTTGCTACCCTTTCTCATGTATTCGTTGAGGAATAATGCCGTCTTATCCCATGCAACGATTGTCGGGAAGTCTGCCGTATCGTCCTTGCTGGCTCTGTCTACTGCGAGGTTGAAGTTGGTGCAGGGCGTTCCCTGCTGCGTATATCTCAGCTCAACATCCGCCGTAAGCCTACCTGTTAAAATTACTACGTTCATGTTATCCTCCTGTGAAATTTTTCTTTTATCGCCTCGTCGAATTTTCTATACATTTTCTCAACTTCTTTTTCGAGGCGTCTTTTTTCTCTCTTTGGCAAACTATCAAAAAAGCGTTTGCCGTAGATTTTCCTTGCGTCAAACCAGGCGCAATAAGGCTTGTCGGCTCCAGTATTCTTCATCAATCGCCCCGTCTCCTTTCTCTTGCTGCCGAGCGGAACATCATCAAAAGCATTTCTGAAACAGGTCGCTCTCGGTCTTTCCTTTTGGCTTTCTTGACCGAGCGCAGTTCTGCCCCGTCTGGGCAATATACCCCGACCGCATAAGGAATTTCCAAGCTCACTGCCGCATAAACTTCCTCCGGCATGATATAGTAGTTGAAATCGCCTATAAAGTTATGGCCGTTCTTAGAATGGAAATCCTCTACCGAGGACTTTGCCTCGTAGCAGTAAAAGTCGCCTTTTTCAATGCCCGATACCGTGTTGTTTACCGGCTTGAACTTCATGTAGTCCACCCTTACGGCGTGTGCAGTGGAGTAGTCGAACGTGACTTCTTTCGCCCAATATATCCGTGGGTCGTTATATGGGTTTATGAGCTTTTCCACAAGCTCGGAAAGAGATTTTGTTATTTCTCCTCTCGTCAAGTCGCCACCTCCTACCTGTACTCTTTCCCGGTTGCCTTGTCTCTGAGGGTGATACGCCCCACAACCTCGAACCCGGCCAGCTCCGCCGTCTGCTTCAAAATCGGAATGAGGCTGCTGATTACAGCCATGCGAGCTGCTTCTTTTCGGCGTTCCTTTTCTCTTATGCTGTTCCACGCTCCTCCGGCGGTCGGGTCGGCGTAACCCTCTCCATTTTTATCCATTCTATTGGTTGCCAATCTTCTCCGCCTCCTCTAAAATCGGGCACCCGTTGCAAGTGCCTCTTTCTACCGTGAAAATGCAATGCTCATTCGTCAAGGCGCATATCCACTGTTTCTCGTGCGTTTCTTTTTCATCCGGGTCGTCCATTGAACAAATCGTAAGTAAGAAAACCATTGATACAACCCCAAGAAGTGAAATTGCCCCTATGACAGCAAGAATATAAATTATTATCATGTCGCACCTCCCTTATGTCGCTGGCTGCAATACCTCCTGTGCTACTTCCGAGCCGGTTTCTCCCTCGGTATTCGCAAGTCTCTTTATCTGTCGGTCTACTTTGTTTTCTATGGTCTCCTGCACAAGGTCTCTGCCTCCGTAAATCATAATAAGCTGGGTAAGCATGATGATAACGTCCGCTACCTCCTCAAGAATGTTCTCTCTTGCTGCTTCGAGGTCTTTGCTGCCCTGTGCTGCTTTGCGGCGGTATTTGAGCAACGCCTTTGTCAGCTCGCTCATTTCCTCTACCGCCGTATCCACTTGCGCCTCTGCTCCATAGGTGTCTACGCACTCCTGCAATACCTCCGGGCGGTTCGTGGTCGGTAGGCCCGTGGTCTCATATCTTTCCAGCCACGCTCTCACATCTGTCATTCCGTAAAGAGCCATATACAATATTGCAAATACGCCCTCAAGGTCGTCTGTGCCAAACTGCAGGTTATCGTAAAGAATTTCGTCCAGCTCCTCGTCCGTGAGTTCGTCTGTGTCCGCCGGTGCTGCGTGTTTCGCACAAATCTCTCTCATAAGGTCTCTTACAGGGATTTCACGGTCAAAATCCCTGTACCACGCTTCCCTGTTCTTCACGAAAACAAAATTATGGGCCAGCTCGGTTGCGCTCATGGTACTGGTGTCGTTGCAAATCTTTCTGAATATCATTCCGCCGCCCTCCTTACTCGATTGTGACGTATGTGTTTCTGCGGTTGTTCAACTGCATACTTACCGGGTTTCCGCAGTTCAAACAGTTGTAGTCAAATGTTTCGTCGGTGATGTTGGTCTTGTACTTCCAGTAACTCCCGCATTTGCAATGTAAATGGGCCATTTTAAGGCCATGCAGCGGCGTAACCTTTCCACAGCCCTCACAGGTGTACTTTGACATCGGGGTTTTGCTGCAAAATCCTTTGACCTTTCCACAATGCTGGCACTTAATAAGCAAAAACCCTCTGTACTCCTCCGGCTCCGCCGGTTCTTCTTTTTCTTCCTGTGCTACGCCTGCGCCTCTGAAATCCCCGAAAAGGCTCTCAACTCTGCTGCGTGGCTTATCCTTTGGCTTGATAGTTTTCGGCGGCTCCTGCGGTACGCTGGCAGGTCTGGCGGGTGTTTCCTCTTTCTCCTCCTGCCCGGTTGCGTAGTCCAGTGCTTTCTTCATAAGGTCATTGGCCTTGTCCTGCGTCATATTAAAGCTCATTTCCCCGAATGGGGTTTTGATTGTTACCTGCATATTCTCTCCTCCTGTTTTCTGTATTCCGAGACTTGTCTGCAAAGCCCGGTCAATTTTTCTCATTTCCGCCACGCTTACGCTCCCGATATGTTCCTTGAGCCTG